GTCGTTGCCGCTTACCAGGAGACAACCATGATCAAGTACGACAGTGACGCAGTGGGTATCGCCGAAGGCTGGATTCCGGTCGACAACGCAGAGCAGCGCCTCGAAGCCTGGCAGCACCTGATTGACACCGGTCTGTGCTGGCAACTGCAAGGCTGGTTCGGCCGCACCGCGGTAGACCTCATCGAGCGCGGCCTGTGCCGCCCTGCCCAGGACAAACTCAACTAACCATTCGGAGCACGCCATGCCCTACTACCAGTCATTCAAAGCGCCCACGGCCGAGCTGGCCAAGGCAGCAGCAGAGAAGTTCGTCAAGCAACTGCCCTTTATGTCCGACCCCAGCATCGACAAGGTCGTCTACATTGAGCACCCGGACGGCAAAAAAGAATGGTCCGCCACGGTGATCTACTACACCCTCGACTAATTTTCTTGTTGACGTTATTTCCACATTGGTGTTATCTTATCAACGCAACATTACTAAACGGAGCTTTTAATGGATATGCGCATTCACTGGGTCAAGACCATCGACATCACCGAAATCAAGCCGATTGGTGACGACCATCACTACCGCAAGATCACTGTCAAAACCGACAAGGACCAAGAGTTTGAGCTCGTGCTGTTTGCCGACGAATTTGACCGCCTGGTGATTCAATGAGGTACGTCGACCGATTTCTGGAGCGGTATCCGCTCTTGTACATCAGCCTGCTATTGCTGGCGGCGCTGATCATTCCCGCACTACTGGAGGCCCTATGAGCATTATCACGATCCCGATTCAAAACCGCGAGCAGTGGCTGGCCGAGCGCGTCCATGACGTGACCTCGACCGAAGTGTCGGCGCTGTACGGCCTGAACCCGTACAAGTCCGAGTTCGAGCTGTTCCACGAAAAGCGCGACCAGGTCGTCGTGCAAATCCAGGAAAACGAGCGCATGAAATGGGGCACCCGTCTGGAGTCCGCGATCGCGCACGGCGCCGCTGAAGACCAGGGGTGGAGCATATCCAAGCTGGACGTCTACATGCGCGACAGCGCGGCCAAGATCGGCAGCTCATTCGATTACGAGATCCTCTCGTCGTCCGACGGCCCCGGCATTCTCGAGGTCAAGAATGTCGACTGGCTGCAGTACCAGCAGAAATGGATCGACGACGGCAACGGCAACATCGAGGCGCCCGAGCATATCGAGCTGCAGGTCCAGCACCAGCTCGAGGTGTCTAACCGATCCTGGGCCGCCATCGTCATATTGGTCGGTGGCAACGAGCAGAAGATTGTCCTGCGCAATCGTGACACCGCCATCGGCTCCGACATCCGCACCAAGGTCGCCGACTTCTGGTCCAAGATCGAGGCCAACCGGGCGCCGTCTCCGAACTACGAACAGGACGCCGAGTTCATCATCAAGCATCTGCGCCGCGACGGATCTGGTGGCGCCATCGTGGCCGACGCCGAGCTCGAAGAGCTGATCCAGGATTACGTCGACCTCAATCAACGGTACGCCGACCTGGAAACCAGCAAGAACGCCAGGCGCGCCAAGATCCTCGAGCGCATCGGAAATGCAGGCAAAGTTATAACGTCGTTCGGCTCGCTTACCTGCAGCGAAACCAAGGGCAGCCAGGGCACCCTGGTCAAGCCTGACATGGTCGGCACCTACCTGGGCGGCCGTGACGGGTACCGGCAGTTCCGTTTCTACCCCAAGAAGAGGTAACCATGTCGACACCAAAGCGCATTTATATCGTCGAGGGCGGACGGTGGCCATACCTGGTCAAGGCCTACAGCAAGGCCAACGCCCTGCAGATCATCGCAGAACGTAAGTACACAGTACGAGCAGCAACCACGTTAGAAGTAGCCGACCTGATGAGGGCCGGCAAACGCATCATAGAAACCACAACCAAGGAGGAAAACCATGAGCAATGAATTGACACCGTACGAGGCAATGAAGAACACCCTACAGAAAATGGGCCCCGAGTTTAAAGCGGCCTTGCCTCCGCAGATCTCACCTGATAAGTTTATACGTACAACTCTTACAGCCATTGCGCTTAACCCGGAGCTGCTTCAAGCAGACCGCAAAAGTCTGCTAGGGTCCGCCATGAAGGCGGCTCAAGATGGGCTGCTCTTGGATGGAAGGGAGGCGGCTCCGGTCCTCTTCCGTACCAAAGAGGGTACCAAAGTGCAGTACATGCCCATGGTGGGCGGCATTCTCAAGAAGCTGCGCAACTCGGGCGAACTGGCGTCCATCAGCGCCAACGTGGTCTACGACAAAGACCAGTTCGAGTACGAGCTCGGCGACGAGGAACGCATCATTCACAAGCCGTTCCTGGGCGAAGATCGAGGCAACCCGATCGCTTGCTATGCGATTGCCAAGACCAAGGACGGCGCCGTGTACCGCGAGGTCATGAGCGTGGCCGACGTCGAGAAGGTGCGCTCATCAAGCCGTGCAGCCAACAACGGGCCATGGACCCAGTGGTGGGATGAGATGGCCAGGAAAACTGTGATCCGCCGCATAGCAAAGCGTCTGCCCTCGTCAGCCGACCTGGACCAGGTACTGGCCAGCGACAACGAGGTGGTCGGCTTTGTCCAGGTCGAGAACAAGGAACCGATCAACATCACGCCGGCACCGGAGGAGCAGGTCGCACCGCTTTCCAGGCTCAAGAAATCAATAGCCGATCACCAGGGCGAATTGATTGAACCGCCTGTGCAGGAGGTCGCTAATGTTACTCACGCCTAAAGAGCTGGCGCATCGTCTCAAGATCCACACCAACACGCTGGCAAAGTGGCGAATGGATAGCCTGGGCCCGAAGTTTATCCGCCTGGGCGATGGCCCCAAATCGAGGGTACGCTACCGCCTGCAGGACGTCGAAGACTATGAGAGGTCCAAGGTGAAGTGACATAAAAAAAGCCGGGGGTGTCTGTGCCCCCGGCGAAGCGGCCGCCGGAGAGCACCGGCACCGAAGGGGTCAGCAACCCTCAACTCATGTACAACGCACGCTCGTCGTTGCGTCGATTGACCAGGCCACGCAGCACCTTGCCGCCTGCCTTGGTGAACTTCAAGAACTCTTCCGCAGCGCCCTCGTAGTCGCCCCTGTTGTGCTTCTGGCGCAGCGTAGAGCGCTGCAGCGTGCCCAGGCCTACATTGAAAGCAAACGATACCAGTGCATCAAGCTGACCTTGAGTAAGGCTGCCAGGGCAATAACGGGATACCCCAGCCACAAAGCGTCGCAGATCCTGCGCCAATATCTCATCGACCTCTTCCTTGGTAAATGTCCGGGCATCTTCCGGCCGTAGCGCAAACTGCGCCCGGTCCTCCATCTTCATTTTGCCTTGCTCCGGGTACAGCACATGGCCGACGCCGATTGTCCACAAAGCAGCCGGGCACCGGTAGGGCTTAAACCGCACGCCCTCGTGGTGCTTGATCATTTCTAAAGCGCGCTTGCTGATCATTTTGGTAGATGCATAATCATGTAAACACTAGCCGCCACCGTGACGGCCATCCTGGCATAGATCCCGTAGATCATTTGCCGAACGCCCGGCCGCCAAAGTGAAACGCAATAATCGACGCGAACAGCGCTTGCGTCTCTGAATCCCACAGCATGTCGGCCAGCTCTTTGAAGTCGGTGCCACGGTGCCAGCCGTAAGCAAACAGGCCAACGTCGACAAACACCAGCAAGAAAAAGAAACCGAACGTGATGATCGGCCGCACGCCTGCGCGCAGGTTTTTCATCCACTGGCTGGTGCCCTCGTTCAAGCTCATGTCGTGCGCGTAGATAGCCTGCATTTCTGCCTGCTGCGCCTGGATCAGGGTCTGCCTATCCTGCGACGCCGTCTCGGTCCGTATCTCCTCGAGCTTGATCTCTTCGATCTTCTGCTGGGCAGCGTAGCCTGCAGCCATTAACTGCATCTCGCGCTCGGTCTGCATCTGCGCCAGGGTGAGCTCGTGTTTCTTGTCAGCGCGGTCCTGGAAAAAGTCCAGGATCTTTGGCAAGCCGCCCATCAAAAACGAGACGAGCGTTGAAAGCAGTGTAAGCATGTTTTACTCCTTGAAGGTACCCAACAAAATCTTTGCTCTTAAGTCGCGCATTTTATTGATTTCTTCGATGGCTTTATTCGTTGCGTTGTTCATGTCCATGTACATTATGCCGAGTAGTGGGAGAACGATGACAAAGGTCAGCGCCATGACCAACATGCAGATCAGTAGAGCGAACGGTAGCTGTGGCTCGTCCTTATCAGAACGAGGAGGTATATTGCCCACAGAATTACGAATGTCACCGCGCCGAACCACGTTGCCCTCTCCTTAAGTACTGCAATCATTCTTCTTTTTTTAGCCTGCGCTATTTTCATCTGACGCAAATCTTCTGCTTGCGCTTCCTTCTGTTCTTTCAAAATCTGCTCGCGCATCTTATCGAAACGCGTCCACAAATCAGTCAACTCTGGCGGCACTTTGTACACGAGCTGCTCGCGTATCTCTGCCTGCAACTGCTGCAGCCTGGTGCGAACCAGCACGCGCTGCAACGCTCGCCTGGAAAGTGACACATCGCCCTTGTATACCTTTTTGGCGTTGCTCTCCTCTTCCCAAAACAACTGCTCAATCGCGTCATACGCATCGAAGAACGCACCGAGCTGCTCGCCAATATGGCTGATCACATCGGTCGGATCTTTCTTTGCTACCTCCTGGACCCGTTGTACCTCTTCGTTAAACTGCCGCTTCTCTTCTACTGTCGGCGGGTGTGGCTTTGCTGCAAACTGCTCTTTAAGATCATCGATTACTTCTTTGACGTTGCCGGCTGTGGACTTGACTTCCTTATAAAGCTCGATCCCCTTTTTCGCCAAACCGATGGCCGTGTTGGCCGCGGCGAGTAAGGTGAACGGGTCCACATTACCTCGGTCCGCCCAGGCCCAGCTTCGCCATCAGGCCGGTCACTATGATCCCGATCAAGATGATGATGCCGCCCCATATCCCCTTCTTCGCAATGTCAAGTTTAAGCTCGCGCCAGAATTCTGTCTGTGCTTTCGCTGCTCTAATCATCTCTTCGTGATACTGACGATGACCAGAAAAGTCCACGCTGCCATCGTCGTTCTTGGCAAACGCTCCGTTTATTTTTTGGAGCTCTTCCATTATTTGATCGAATCGTTTGTCCAGGTGTTCGTTGTCGTCCTGGGTCAAATTGCTGTTGCCTTGCATTTATTATCGCCCTATCAAACATTGACAACCCAATTCTGACTCGCTTCATCCCAGCTATACCGTTGGTCATCAGTTGGCATCGGCACAGGCGGCTGCCAGTTGGCATCATCGTCAAGCGTCCAGCTTTGATAAGGCTGCGGTGGAATGAACGCATCGCGTACGGCGTTGTAGGTGTAGCCAATGCCTGCGTAGTGCTTGCGGAAGTTGCCGTTGTAGCTGGTCTGCTTCCATGTTCCACCGAACAATCGTTCGCAGAAGGCTGCGCCGATGTGTTCCTTCTCAACGCCTGCTGCGTCGCTGGTGTCCTTGTTGTCCACCACGATCACGCGCAGCACGATGTTGTTGCTGTCAATCTCTGCAAAGTGCGCCATTCAAGCCTCCAGTTTTAATCCAGTCAAACTTAACTCATCGCCAACGACACCGACGGGGAACGTGTTGAACGACATACTGATGCGGACATCGTCACCCTGAACCGTCGGCACGTTATGCTCAAGCGATGAAGGAAACAGAATCAACCGCCCAGTGATGGCTTCAAACCACCATGACTCGGAGTTGTACGAATTCCAGTTCTCGGGCGGGAACTTAATTTGCTGCCAGCCAGAGCGATAGAAATATATGCGGTCATCAGGGTTGGTGTTTAGGTAGAACACGCCAGACACAAAGCTGTTCGGATGCGCGTGCTTGTGATGCCATTGGCCCTGCTCGGAATAGTTTAACCACGATTGAGTGATTCGCAAGTCAACCTCATGCTTCGGGTCGCTAGTCGCTTTGAAGTATTCGGCAACGCAGCCCTCTACCCAATCCCGCAAGGAAGTCATTACCTGTTCGCGCAGCACAAAGTTGTTGACGCTGGTGGTGTTGCCTTCATTTGCCCGTGTTTCCTGTCCGCGCACGAACAGCATTTCCTCATCCGTCAGTAAACGGTCAAGGTCAAACATCCCGATAGGTGTCGGAAATAGGTTGTGCATATTCATGCGATTGCGTCCTCTATTTCTTTGACCTGCGCGTTCATGGCTTCAAGTTGCTCTGGCAAGTAAATGGTCGGGATGCTGTCCTCAAACTCTTTAATCTTGTCCATCACCCAGTAAACCTCCTCAATGCTAGGACAAGGGCGAGAATCTTCCCAACGGGTAAAGACACCATTGCTGATTTCCCATTTAGCACCCGGACGCAGCATTTGCATTGCTACGTCAATGCCAAAGAAGCGGTAGATTTTTGTGTTCATAATTATTGATTGAGTTTAATGATTACGATGCCAGAGCCGCCGTTTCCTCCAGAAAAATTTCCACCAGCGCTGGCAGTTGCTCCACCACCACCATTACCAGTGTTTGCCGAAGCGGATGTTCCATTACCTTGTCCAGCACCACTTTCAGTGTATCTTCCACCTGCTCCACCTGCTGAATATGTAACTGATGAACCAGAAATGGATGATGCGGTTCCTGCCCCTCCGCTTCCACCTCCACCGCTTGTGCCATCAGAGCCTACGGCGCTTGAACCACCGCCACCACCAGAACCATAACTTGGCGCCGAACTATTTCCAGCACCACCATC